TCTCTGTATTTTTGAGCCATCAAGCAATTTATAATGTTCGAAGGTCATTTGTTCCTCTCTATTTCCATATCCCTTGTATGAGTTGCTCGTAGAAATCAAAGAACGCTCTTGCGTCCATGACCACAATCTCCTCGTGCCGATTCTTCTTGACAACCAGCAGCCAATCGGTGCCATCCTCCTGATTATACTTTGCGTCTTTTATCCAAGCAGGTATCGACCATGTTTGTTGGTTCTTACATTCCACGGAGAATGGGAACATCTCTTGGGCTTTGCCAAACAACGGGACGTCCACCCCAGACTGTCCCATCTCCCGGGAACGTATCTCCTTGTCCTTACCATAGGGACGATTTGTGATTTTAGAAATCTTACCCGCCACCCATTGTTGAAGTTTTCTTCCTTTAGCTTTTGCAGATGATGTCTTCACTTGGTTGCTTCCTCAAGAATGGTGGCTTGTTCTTCATCAAGACGGTCGTCTAAGAAATTGAGAACCTCATCGAACTCCTTGGTAAGATCTGCATCGTCTTTTATGTCCTTTTCGATGGCGAGATCAATCCGTCGAGTGTCTTCGTATTTTATAATCTGGAATGTTCTTCCCATTTGTGCTCGAATTCTTCTACTCATTGTACTACCTCCGTTATTAGTGCGACCCCAACCCTTCGGTAAGGAGAGATCGTCGACTGTGGGGCCTCTCAGGGCTCCGTTTTCGCCAACCCTTGCTATTACTACGCACGAATCTTTGGTTTACGACTGACTTTGAGTTTTTCATGAACTTCCTCCCAAATACCGATTGTTTTCTCCTTTAGCTTATCTTCGTACTCTTTCTCCTCAATAAATTCTATTGCTTTTGCGGTTTGAACGTACTCTTTGTCGAAGCAATCAAACTTGGTGGCTCCCGTCATTCGTTTACAATATATTAGGTTCGCTCTGATGTCATCGATTCCATACCCGAACACGATATAAATGTCGGCCGATCGATAAGGATCGTCGACCGAGCTTTTCTTGATCTCCACGATTGTATGAATCCCGATTGTCTTATCAACAGTTCTTCCATGGTATTTTGTTTCCCTCGTGAGGTACCTATCATTGGGAGCAAACTTCACTCTCATACGAAGGGAAGCATGAAAGGGGATGCCGAACCCACCCGGTGTGAATTCTCCAGCAGTCCCATGTCGAATTTGATTAGAGCAGGCTATAATCCAATTGTTGTTCTTGATTATTCGACAGGTCTTTCTTGTTCCCTCTGAGAACTCCTTTCCCCTACGCATGCCCATGGAGTCGCCTTTCTCACTCAACTCCAACTCAGTAGATAAAGCAGCAAGACTGTCGGTGGCAATCACACAAACAGCGTCCTCGTTTTTTGGCTTGGGCTTCCAGTTGAAGATGAAATCAAAGATGTCTGTGACCGTGTCGGGTCGTTCATAATTGTCTCTATCAATCTCAATACCATAAATAGAAGCGTACGCTTTGTCTAATCGAGCTTCGGGATCAAGGAACACCATGTCACCACCTTGTAATTGTGCAGACGCACATATCTCGGACAGTATGGATGTCTTGCCCGTTTGGCTGGGACCATACACTTCGAGGAGAATGCCACCTGGAATTCCTCCACCACTTACCCGACCTCCCGAGATGGCAAGGTCGAGCAGGGTGGAGCCGGTGGACACAGTCGAATCAAGGTAGCCCTCGAACGGTTGAACCTCGATTGGTTCTGGCTTGGACTTGGAAACCTCTTTGATACCTTTCGTCATCGGGCTCTCCTTCCCTTCCTGCCTGTACCGGTTGTGTGAGCAGGGTCAGGGTCAGGAACGGGGCTTGGTTGAGAGCCTATCGCCTTGGACAGCTTGTCGAAGACATCCGAACAGTCGTCCCATAATGGACATTCCTCACAATATTCAAATTCCTTCCAGGACTTGCCCATTTCGCCACCTTTAGGGCAGCCCGTGTTCTTTGAGGGCAAGACTTCTTCGGGCGAAACATCTTTGGCAGCCGGACTCGCTGATGTGCCAAAAAACGCTTCGTATATTTCCTCATACGTTGGGTGCATTTTAATTAATCCATCGAGTGGCGCTGTCTCCACCTGCTCAAGCACCCAATCGGGGAGAGCCTCTGCTCGTTCAACCAACCTATGTCCAAGGTATTGGGTGTTGGTTTGTCCAGAGCCTTTGCGTGTCCATACGATTCTCTTCCCATCTTTTGTGTCGGAAGACCACACAATTCCCCCACCCGGGTCACCAGGGGAGCCCTTTGATATCTCCTTGATGTGATCGGCGAAGAAGAACTTTGCGACCTCCCATATTTGCACGCCTTCCTTCTCCTGGGTTTGATCGTCATGGCTCCAGATGTAATAGATGGTGCGTTGCTTGACGGCGATCTGGGTGAACTCGTCTTTCGGAAGCGGCTTGTTCTTCTCGATATACTCACAGATCGGGCAGGGGCTTGCGAAGTTGAACTTCGGACAGACGTACACTTCGTCTGTTGGACCAACCTCTCTATGTATGTACACAGGAACGCTGTATGTGAGGTCGCCCTCTGCAACTTCAGGATGATCTTTGCCTGCAAAAAACGGAACAACATCTATTTCGTGTCGTCCCTCACCACACTTCCAAAACGGCAGGTTGTTGGGGATTTTACTAAGCTCAAAGATGCTCCCGAACCTCGGACGATCTGGTCGTTCCTGTTCTTCCCGATGTCGAGTCTCCAACTGTTGCCTTGCTTTCTTGATTCTGTCTTTGTAACTGGTCATCGTCGTCTCCTCCTCGTTTTTGTGTCGGATTGATTTAATGCCTTTTGCTGAGGATCCCCGAATGGCTCGTCAGTCTCCTGCAACTTGGGCTTGGAAAAATACCCTATAAGGTATAGTTGTGTAAGCATCTCCAGTGCTTTCTTCTTGTGTTCAAAGGCAACCTTGGAGACACCCATCACGTTCATGTTCTCGGTTGCTCGTATGTAATCGGAGCCAGACCCCCGCACCTCTGAATCATTTGTGACCCAGTTTTTAACTCCGTCAACTGTGGGTGCTTTGGCAAGTCCCTCGACTTCCCAATGTTCTGTGATGTACGCCGCTTTCTCTGCTTTCATCACCTCCAGGCTTTCTTTCGCTCGATCTCTCATCCTAATTGAGTTGGCATGCAGCTCGCCCCACTTCATATAAAGGGAGCCCTGCTTCTTCCAGTGCTCTTCAAGATTATGAAACTCGATCTCCAGGTCAGCCTTATAATCCTTGGTGGTGACAGCGTCGAGCAACCTCTGTGAGATCTCATAAATTTCGTCCGGAATTTCAATCGTTTCCATCATGTTTCCTCTCTCTCAAAAATTTTTCTATGAAGTTGTCAACAAAAAAAGAAGCTATGTAAGCAATAAAATCACTTGGACTATTTATTAACACCGTACACATGTATGATATGATGATACGCCTGACTGCTTCCGGATCTCCCTCGAGCGTGGAGATAACCTTTTGCACCTTTGTCCACCTGTTTGAGCCTCTCGCCACCAGGGCTCGACATAAATGGATGGCTTCCGTGACTGACACACCGGAGGCGGAGCTCATGGCTTTCTCTGGGTCGTCCGTGTCAATGACCGCATCAAGTATGTTTAGGGCAACTCCTGGGGAGCCCTCACAGTTTTCAGCAATCTGGTCGATGACTGAAGCAGGAAAGTCGGGAAACTCTTCCGCCTTGAGTATTTTATTTAAAAACACCTTCATGGATTGGAGGTGCAGCGCCTTGACCTCTCCCGGAAAGCATCTACGCTTAACAACTGTGTCCAGTTTGCCTGGGTCGGTTGTGCATAATATGAGATACACATGGTCTGGTGGGTCTTCCAGAAGTTTTAGCATGGCTCGTTTTGCATCAAGGGTTAAGGCGTGGCATTCATCAAACAAGTACATCTTCTTGCCCTCCCCCAGTGCAAGATAGGTGGAGCTTTCAATGATTTGTCTGATGGTGTCGATTCCTCTTGTGTTCGCCGTATCGTACTCGTAGAAGTTCTCCTTGGAGATCCCAAGGTAGTCCCTGACAAGGTATCCGAGTGTTGTCTTTCCACACCCGCTGGGTCCGGTAAACAAGTACGACTTTGGGATGTCATCCTTACGGTTCAGGACCGATAACAGGCTGTCCTTTAGTGCGGAATTCCCATAGAACTCGTCGAACGTCTTAGGTCTGAACAGATGTTGTAATGGCATGATTCTCCTCTATAAATAACTTCTTTTGGTCTTCTATTTTTTCTTTCGTATACCATGAGCCATTGATGGGTGTGATCTCCGCATCAA